CCGAAATGAATTTGTGGGAGACATTTATGTTAAACCAAATCGTTCAATTAACTTCATTCAGTTAAACTTTGTTGCAGTAAGAACAGGAGTTGAATTTACCGAAGTCGTAGGCAAATTTGGTTAATAAATACTTTTTAGGAGAACACATAAATGGCTTTTAATGTAAACGAATTTGCTGGTGCTTTAGTCGGAGGCGGAGCAAGAAATTCACTCTTTAAAGTGGATATACAAAATCCTGCAAATGGGGGATTTGACATACAAGTTCCTCTGCTCTGTAGGGCTGCACAGATTCCTGCCTCTACAATAACTCCTATCGAAGTTCCTTACTTTGGAAGAAGAATAAAGATTGCTGGAAACAGAACTTTTGCAGAATGGACTGTTACAATACTCAATGATGAGGATTTTGGTCTACGAAATGCAATGGAACAATGGACAAACAGCATCAATAGTTTTCAAGGAAACCTTAGAACAACAGGTGGTTCATCACCTGTACTGTATAAATCTTCTGCACAAGTTACACATTACGCAAAAGATGGACAAGAGCTTAGAATTTACAACTTTGTAGGATTGTTTCCAACTGAAGTTGGTGCTATTGACCTCTCATGGGATGGTGGAGATGCAATAGAAGAATTTACTGTCACATTCCAATACGATTATTGGGAGGTTTCTGGTGGTCAAACAGGAAACGCTGGAGGCGTTTAATCCAAAGTATTTCTTTTTACTATTGACATTGACACATAATAAATATATAATGGTTACAAGGTAGGAAAAATGGAATTATTTGGATTTGAAATCTCAAGAACTAAAGCTTCGAAGGAAGAAAAAGACCTAACTCCGTCTTTTATCGCACCAGAAACATCTGATGGTGCGGTTGAATTATCAGGCGGTAGTCACACAGGTACATATCTCGATTTAGAAGGTAAATCAAAGACAGAGGCGGAACTTGTTACCAAGTATCGTATTATGTCAATTCAACCAGAAGCTGATGTTGCAGTTCAAGACATTATCAATGAAGCAATTGTCTTAGATGATGATACAAGTCCTGTTTCTATTGAACTTGATCGAGTTGAAGCACCAGAAGCAATCAAAAAGAAAATTCGTGAGGAGTTTGAATATCTACTCAGTCTTATAGATTTTAGTAATGATGCATACGAACTGTTCAAGCGTTGGTATGTTGATGGTCGTATCTACTTTCATATTCTCATTAACAAAAAGAAAACAAGTCTTGGAATACAAGAGTTGAGATATATCGACCCTCGTAAAATTCGTAAAATGAGAGAGCCGATTAAATCAACAGACAATAAAACAGGTATTGAGATTGTAAAAGGTTATAACGAATTTTATATGTTTAATAATACAGGACTTAGCGATAAGTCAACAGGTGGAATTAAAGTAGCACCTGATAGTATTGTCTATTGTCACTCTGGAATACTTGATGAGAACAACAATATGGTTCTTTCTCATCTGCATAAGTCAATCAAACCTCTCAATCAATTAAGAATGATGGAAGATGCAGTTGTTATCTATCGACTTGCAAGAGCTCCAGAGAGAAGAGTTTTCTATATTGATGTTGGAAATTTACCAAAGATAAAAGCAGAGCAACATTTACGAGACATGATGACTCGTAATAAAAATAAAGTTGTGTATGATGCAGCCACAGGTGAAATACGAGATGATCGTAAGTTTATGACTATGCTTGAAGATTTTTGGCTTCCTAGACGAGAAGGTGGAAGAGGAACAGAAATCACAACACTTCCAGGCGGTCAAAATCTTGGAGAGATGGAAGATGTCGAATACTTTCGCAAGAAGTTGTATAAGTCATTAAACGTTCCTGTTTCTCGACTTGAAGCAGAAAATCAATTTAATATTGGTCGTTCAGCTGAAGTTACAAGAGATGAAGTAAAGTTCTCTAAGTTTGTAAAAAGATTACGCTCTCGTTTCTCAGAAATGTTTGACAATATGCTTGAAATTCATCTTGCACTTAAAGGTATTGTAAGAAGAAGTGAATTTAAAGAGTTCAAACAAAACATTACATATAACTTTGCAGAAGATAATCATTTCACAGAATTAAAAGAGTCTGAAATATTAAGAGAAAGACTTGGACTATTGCAAGAGCTCGATCAGTTTGTTGGTAAATATTTTTCAGAAAATTATGTTCGTAAAAATGTTTTAAGAATGAATGAAGAAGATATTAAACAGATTGAAGATGAAATTGCAGATGAAGAAAAATCTGGTGCATATGATGATGAAGAGGGAGAACAAGAGGAAGTCGAACCAGAAGTTCCAACTGCAAACACGAATGTAAAAAAAGATGATGAAGAAGATAAAGAAGAAAAACCTGTTGTCATTAAGGAAAAAGAAATAAGTGAGGAAGAAAAGAAACTCGTTGAGAGCATGACAAATCTCATGGAATCAGTTGCAAATTCTGATTTATCAACGGCAGATGGAGAATGATTTATTATGAAACTCAACATGGACAACGCAAAACACATTTCTGCACTTCTCTCAACCATAGGTAATAAAAAAATTCAGATACAAGAATCTGAGAAAAAAGAGAGAACAAGAAAATCAGGATATGTTCAGCATCTAAAACAATTGACAAACAATAAAATCAAGGGAGACCCTCTTGACCCTTATATGCTTGTGTATAAGGCTAATCGTGCAAAACAGATTATAAGAGTTCTACAGTCAAATGTAGAGCGATCTCGTTTGGACATTTTAGCATGAGTCAAGATGTTGAGAACGCAAAGATACTCTCTACACTCATTGGTCTACTCAAAAAACAACGTGTAGAACTTTCAAAACAATTAAAAGAAGAAGTCGTCAATCTTTTTGAGACTCTTGAAGTTCCTACTCCAACACAAGGACAAAGAGGAGAAAAAGGTGATACAGGAGAGCCTGGCCCTCAAGGTCTGCAAGGAGAGAAGGGTGAAAAAGGAGACTCTGTTTCTGCGACAGAACTTGCAGAGCAACTTCGTACATTAAAAGGAGACAAGGGTGATACAGGTGACATCGGGCCTCAGGGCGAGAAGGGAGACACAGGCGACAAAGGTGAAAAGGGAGATAAAGGAGACACAGGCCCAAGAGGGTTTCGTGGGTATGAAGGAATACAGGGAGTCCAAGGCCAAAAAGGTGAAAAAGGTGATCGAGGAGAAATCGGCCCACAAGGAATACAAGGAATACAAGGTGAAAAAGGGAATGTTGGTGTACAAGGTGAAGTTGGGCCCAGAGGGGAAAAGGGTGATACAGGAGAGAGAGGACAACAGGGGCCTCTTGGACTGCAAGGCGTAAGAGGTGATAAAGGG